GTTTCCTCAACTTGAAATACAACGCCATTGCAGGACAAAAGCGCAACCCCGTTGCCCGTTACCAAGTTTATAACGTACTGCAAAGCTATCGTTTTACCTACATAATCGGTATTGAGTGTAACAAAGCCTGCAAACGGCAAAAAGATTTGTATTTCGCTTTCGTAGTCGGTGTTGTCCTCATTGTGCGCTGGTACTACCGCCGTGCCGAAATCAAGCGTTATTTTGTCTTGCGCTGGCTGGTGGCAAGATACGCCCGTGTTGTAGTTGCCGCATCGTATTACATCGGTGCTGCTTGCCTCTATGTTGGTGTAAACACGGCGTATTTTGTTCACGTATGCGCCCAAATCTATGTTTTCGTATATGGGTGCGCCCGTGCTGGGGTCTGTGCCCGTTTCCTTGAAAAATCGTTTGCCGCTAAACTCTGCCAACTCATCAAGCGTTACCAAATACACGTTTATTGCGCCGTACTGCTCGCCGACAACGGTAACGGGGTACGCTTCCGCAACTACTCCCATACTTTGATAATCGCCTAACAAAATTTGCCCCGTTGCGGTCTGTTTATCCTCTGAAACGGTTAGCGGTTTATTTTGATAATATCCTTGTTCGTCTTGGTATGAAAAAACGGGTATTTTCATTTCGTCCGTATCATCAAACGCCGTGTTCTGGTTCGCTTTCAAAACAACGCTTAACGTGTCGCCCTCAAACAAATGTTCGGGTAATTCGGGGTCTGCATAACAATTACTTAAACTTGGTTCTATCATTATAGCGTACAAGTATTGCCCCGTTATCGTTACGGGCTTTGTCGGGTCTATATCCGTAACGGTTGCCGTTGCTATGCTTCCACGTTCCAAAACCTCAACTTCCATTTGTACGGTTTTCGGTTGCCCGTCCGTACCCGTATAATTTACGGTCGGTTGCTTAAAACGGTATCTTGGATAACTACCATTAACCGTAAAAGTTGCCGTTTGTCCGTCATACGTGTGTTGTTCGGTCGTGTCCGCTATTTCGTTTGTAACGGTTATTTCGGGTGTTCCCTCGCTGGCTGTTTCGCCCGTAAGCGTTACGCTGTCATCAACATTGATTGCATCGCTTTCCCACGCTGCAGTTTTCCCGTCCTCTGTTATCGTCATATCGGCGGTTTCGGTAAATCCGTAACTGCCCGTAAACTCCACTTGCGCCGCCGTTATCTTGTAACCCTCATTTGCCTTTACCGTTATCCTCGCTTGCAACGTTCCCAACTTTTCGCCCGTTGCGGTTGTGTTGGGTATCTCGTTTCTCACATCTAACTCATTATCTAAACGGGTGTTGCCCGTAATCTCGAAAGCCGTGTTTGCGTCCGTGTCGTACACATACGCCCACACTTCCAAATTATAGGCGTTTCGGGGTGTCAAAACAAGCGTTTGCGGTTGTCCGCTGGTGTCCGTGTACTTGGCTGTAATATCGCCGTCAAACTTGTAACCCTTTTCGGCGTTTAGCTTCAAATACCAATAATCGCCCCCGAAAGCTACATCACCCTGCCACGCGCTGTTATCAGTGCTATGTGGTACTTTGTTTGTTACTGCCATATCCTTTTAATTTTCAGTTCCTTTTAATGTTACCATAATAATGCCGCCCGTTTCATTCAGTAAGCCCGTATTTGCAAACGGCACTTTCTCAAAATTCGGGGTGCGCTTGTAAACCGTGTCACGGTTTGAAATATACGGGTCGGGGTTGTCGCTTTCAGATACACGCCCCGTTGCCGCCAAAATCTCGCTTTCGTAGGTTTTCAGTACATCAATACGCAATGCAAGTTCGTAGGCGTTGTTTCCCTCAAAACTCACTCTATCCACGAAATAATAACGCCCCAAATCGGGTATATAGCAATAATTGAAAGTCGGTCGGGGTTGCTTTCGTAGTGTTACGGTCGGGCGCAACACATCGAAAGTTTGCCGCAAATCGCCCTCAATCGCCGTAAAGTCGCCCAACTGCTTGTTTACCGTGTTCGGGTGTCCGTTGTATGAATAAAAGTTTATCGTTGTCATATCCGCAAAGAAAAAAAGGCGGTGCGGTGCGCTTTCACCTGCACCCACACCGCCCAAAGTTAAACAATCTAATACCTATCAATTACTTGATAAAGAATACTACAAAGTTTTCGTTTGTATCGTTGAAATACCCTGCATCAAACTTGTAATAGTTGTTGAAAAACTCGGCTTTTGCGTTGTAGTTGGTTGTTACCCGTCTGTCAAGATTGCAAACGCCCAACGCATCACGGTCGAACATTACGCCCAACACGCCCGTAACGGTAACGGCTTTACCTCCTTTGCTTTCCTTGACATCTATCTTGCCTGTGCTGTCAAAGTCGTAGTTCTTTCCGCTGCCCTGCCAAAAAGGTACGGTTTCGGCTTGCGGCAAAAGCACATCGCCGCGGTTGAACGTGTCGGAATAAAGATAGGTTTGCGCTGCCTTTGCAAAGTCGGACAAAAGTACAACGTGTAACATATCTTTCGGCGTAAATCTTTCCTTGCCGCCAACATTGAACACGGTCGAAATGCTTTGCAGGCGGTCGGCGTAAGTACCCATAACGTAAGACGCAAAGCGGATGAAATCGGGGTCGGTTATCGCCTTTGCAGCTGTCAGTGCGTCAGGGTTCGGGGTCGGTTCGCCCTCGCCTTGCGCTGGTGTTGCAGGGAAATACTTGTCATTGTACAACTTCAAAAGGTTCACACAACGTGCCGTGCTTGCGCTGGAAAGGTCTGCCCCTGCCATATCACCTGCCGCCGTTGCTCCAAACGCTTGCGCATCAGCCAAAACCGTTTCCGCAATCATGTTGTTAATAGTACGCATAATCAAAGCGTCTGCCTTGATAGTCATTGACTTTTCAACGGCTGCATAAATCATCGAAATAAATCCGTTGAGTTGTGCGGCGTTGCTGAAACTTTCCTTAACCTGCCTTTCGGTGATTGATACGGGCACTTCAAACGTAACCTTTGAGTTGAAAAACTTTGCGGTAACGGTCGGTTTGTGAAATACATCTTGGTCGTAGCTTGTGCCGTCCGTCAAGTTCCACGTGTCGTTTTCCTCTGCTTCGGGAACATCGGCACTTATTTTTTCCAGCACGCTGCCAAACTCCCACGCATCCATTAAAACGCTTGGCACTTTGCCCGCATAAGGTCGGTTTACGAAAATCACCTTGCCGATATGGTTTACAAGTGATTTAACGTAATTATCCACTGCACTTTGATTGAACACTTCCGTGCCTAAATCCACAATGCCCGTCAAGTCATCGGCGACAATATCAGTACGCCCCAACACTTCACCCGATACGCTGTTAATAAGCGTGTAAATCTGTTTTACTTCCATATTGCTAAAATTAAATTAGTTATTCGTAAATACTCGTTGTTAATTCTCTTACAAGTGCAAAGATAATGTTTTTTCTCCAATTATCACGCCTTAACTGCAATTCTTTTGCAATTTCACTTGAAATTGATTTGCTTGCGCCCGTTCCTTTGCTGGTTTCGGTTGTTTGGCGTTCCTCTGTGCGGTTTCTCTCATCGTTTGCGGTCTTTCGGTCGCTGTCGGAAAAATCGGTATCGTTGAACGCCTTGTTTGCGCCCGTTTCGGTGTTGTCCGTGCTTTCCTGCAAAGTTACGGTTTCCGTCCGTTCCACGCTTCCCGTGACGGGTGTCAGTACATCGTAATCGGCTAACATCGCCGCCGCTTCACGTTCCCAGCCTTGCACGTTTACCGCAATCACCGCCGAAACAACATCGCTTGCGTTGTCGCTGGTTATGCTGCTTACAACGGTCTTGCCGCCGTACATCAGTAAGGCGTAAGCGTCTAACTTGGTCGGGTCGGTATCGCCGAAAATAGCGGCGTACTCTGTCGGGTATTCGGTCTTGAAAACCGTTGCGAATATCCCGTTACCCTTTGTAAATAGTTCGCTGTATTTCATTGTTTATCTTTGTTTTCGTCTGTTTCCTCTGTTTCCTCTGTTTCCTCTGTTTCGGTATCGTTGCCGTCCGTTTCCGTTTCCGTTTCTTTCGTTTCCTCTGTTTCCTCTGTTTCCGTGTCGTTTCCGTCTGTTTCGGTGTCGTTTCCGTCCGTTTCGGTTGTTTCCTCTGTCGGGTCGGGTTCGTCTGTCGGGTCGGGGTTTTCCTTTGCCGTTTCCAAATCAGCCGCCAAAGCGTTGTAATTATCTCTTTCCAAACCCCAACTTGAAGCAAGTTTAACCGAAATTTCGGTGTCGAACATTTCGTTAATTTTCTCAACTGCATTTTGTCTTTCTTTTAGCATATTATCCACATACGGCAAAAGTACATCTACATTCATTGATACCTCGCCCAAATTGAGCCTTTCACGCTTCATATTATAGTTTGCGTTTAACCCCAATTCGTTGTACATACTCGCTTTGTAGTATTGTATCAGTTCAATAAGTTGTGTAATATACACGCTGTTTGTGGTCGGTGCGGTCTGCATATTTACGCCTTTGAAAAAAGCGTTTTCCCCGATAATTGAAAATTCGCCGTCTTGTATCTTGCGCAAAAACTCATCGGCACTTTGTTTTGTCTTGTCATCGCTGGCACTTATAAGCATTGTGATACGGGTCAAAATGCTTGCCGTGTTCAACGAAATAAGCCCGTCAGTATGCAAGACGGCATAACGCCCAATAAGCGGCAAAAGGCTTTCGCCGTTGCTGTCATTCTCAATCAAAACCCCGTCTTTCTGAATATCGTAGGTTTTGTTTAACTTTAATGCAGGGTTCGCCACGGTGTAAAGCGTTGCCCGTCCGTAAACATCGGGTTCGCCGCCTTTGCCGCCCGAAAGAGCATACAAAACCCCGTCCACGCTGGTAACAAAGGCGTTTCCCGTTGTCTGCAAAAGCCGCTCCAATTCTTTTTGCGGTATGCTGTCGGGCAAACCCTCATAAGCAAACATACTTTGAGTTTTCGCCAACGTGTTCGCAATAAATTCAGTGACGGCGGTGTCTTTGTCACGTATTTGCGCTTGGTACAACTTGTAAATGTTATCTTTCCTTTTCATCTGTCAAAACTTTAATTAGGGTTGTAAGTTCGGCTAACACTTTCGTGTTTTCCGCAATCGTGTCTTTTAGGTGTTCCGTTTCTTCTTGGTGCGTCTGCCTTTGTTTCACCATATACCAAAACAACGCCCCACACATCACAATCGGAAAACCCAAACTTGAAATGATTTGAATAAGAGTATTTGCGTCCATATCGTTATAATTTAGTTACTACTTGCAAAGATAGGCATTTATTTCGTAAAACGGTCGGTTCGGCACGAAATTTGCACCAAACCGCCCGTTATTTTCATTTCAGCGAAACAATGTTTGTTTTTGCACTCGTAATTAAATAATTGCGTACTATCTCGCCGACTTCGTTGTCTTGATAGAAAACTTTGTCTATCGCGAAAAACCGTGCGACTTGCTGCTCAACATAACTTGCCGTGCTTAACAACTTGCGTTTGTAGTTCGGCTTGCCGTTCATTTCCAGCGAATAAATAAGGCTGTTTTCCTCATCTTTTATCGGGGTTGTTTTAGCGTGTATGTACGTGAAACATTCGTTGCCTACTTGAATAATGTTGCCTTGCAAAACAACATCGTTAAACTTGATATAGTACACAAACAACACGTCTTGCGGCTTGTACTTGCAAGGCAAATGCGGATATACTGCAAGTTCCCATTTACCGCCCGTTATCATCTGCAAGTTTTGGTTATCGAAACAAAAATACTTGTTGCTGGCTTTGTGTTGTACTATCGTACTGCAATACTCAACCGCCACTATTGCGCCGTGTTCGCCAAATCTGTATATATCTATCGTTCCCTGCTCCATAAACGGCACTTGCTTCAAACCCATTTCCGTAAAGTACGGGCAAAACTTGTTTACCGTGTTCCCCAGCATAAAAACCTTAACATCGTTGCGCTGGCGTATTATCGTACTCAAAAGGTTCATAAACAACATAAACTCATCGGGCAAATAATACCGCCGTGTCAAAAACTCATCAAACACAATCGTTGTAACATTCGGGTAACTGCTGCTTTTTTCGTGTTCCTGCTCTGAAAGGCAAAACCCGTAACAAAACGGGGTCGGGTCGGGTGTCCGCTTGTTTTTCTCTGCATCGTAGTACGACAAAAACCATTTGTTCGACATATAGAACACTTCGTTAAATTTGCCCTCTGTCAGTTCCTCAATAAGTCCGTTTGCCACGTGGTTTGCAAACAGACTTTCGGCACGTTTGCCCCGTAAGTCCTCACGCCATCGGCGTATATACGCCATTTGCTTGCCCGTCTTGATATAGTTTTCCAAACCATATTTTAAGGCTGCATAAGTCTTGCCGTTTGACCTTTCGCCAAATATAACATTATAGTCGGCGTTCTTGCTTAAAATCGCTTTCAAGTCGTAAAATTTCGGCTTGTCTGTCTTTGTCTTTCTTGTTGTCATAATCGTTTATTTTTAGTCCTTAAATTTAATACCTCGCAAATAGTTTATGTACATAACCGAAAGGGAAAGGCTGTATCCGGTCGGCTCTAAATGTACGCCCGTGCGTTCGTTGTAATGCGCCGTGCTGCCTTTGTAGTCGGTTATTTCACCTTGTATCTCGTAGTCTATGTATGTGTGTATGTTCTTTCCCGTTGCTTGCGGTGGAATATCCAGATAATTAGTGAAAGCGTCAAAGATACCGTTTGCCCCGTACTTTTCAATAAGGTAGGGAATTGCGGCTTTCTTGTTCACGCCCGAAACGGTTAAACTAAAATCGTATGCCCGTCCGTTTGCTTTTAGTGCGTTCGGTTCTTGCACCATATACCGTTTAGCTCCCAGCGTCTTAAATCGTGTATATGTACCTTCAAAATCCCAAACGCCCAAAGTCTTTGTTATGCCTTTTATCGTTTGCGGCTCGCAAAGCGAAAACGGCAAACCGTGGTACTTGCAGGCTGCACGTAATTTCATTTGCACCTGCATATTATAAGCCTTGAAATATGCTTCGTGCGCCTTGCCGTTCATTATTTTAATGCTGTCGGTGTCGCTGTAAATGTAATCGTCTTTCGCTTCGTGTATGCCCGTGAAAAGGTTGCGCCGTGCGTATGCGGTTACGAAAATGCCCCACGGGTAAAACAAGAAACGGTTTTTGCTGGTGTTGTACTTGTATAAAAGTTCTTGTTTTTGTTCGGCTGTCATTGAGTTAATATCCCATTCGCCGTTATATGTAAACTCATCACGCAACGGGTTTGTTACACTCATACCGTAACAACTGTTTAACATTTCCTTGCTGTTTAGGTACTCCACTTCTTTGCCCTTAACGCCTTTTAATTTCGTCTTGCTTTCGTACAAATGCAGGATAGATTTTACAAACGGGGTCGGCAAATAGTCTTTCTTGTAACAATACATTTCACCCACACGCATACTTTCCCACGTATAAAAGTTTTTGAGTATATTAAAATCCACGTCCGTAATTGTAAGCGCAATTTTTGAAGCCGCCACGATACGCCCGTTATTCTCGCACGGGTTTTCTTTCACAAAACATTTGCTTGCTGAAATCGGGTTGTCTTGCGTTTCGCTGGCAAATATGTTGGTAAACTCAATATCGAACACGCAACAATACTTTGATATTAAAAACTCAAATTGCGCCATACTCTTAACCGTGATTGCAACGCCTTGCGACATCGGGTATTTTTCCGCTATCATTACATACGGGTAACTGCTTGTAAAGTCGTAACTATCCACGTTGTACATTATTTCGTCTGTATATTCGGCGTTTGCGTGTGTAAAACCGCCTGCAAACGCACGTTGCAACATATTAAATTCATTCATACCCGTAATTTGTAGTTCCTGCATCAAGTTTACGTAATCCCAATTCGGCACGGTCTTTCCTGCATCGCTTTTTTCACGCAAACAATTCGCACGGCAATACTTGCGCACAAACCCCGTCTTTGTTATCGGTATGTGCGTTATCCCCTTGCTTTCCTCGATACGTTCTTGTATGTAGCACATCACTACTTTAATATCGTTTATGCAATAATGTATTTCCGCATCAGTCAGCGGCGTTTCGCTGTGCCTTATTTGCTGGTAGTCCAAATCGCCAACGGCTTTTGCGCACTTGTATTTCATAAGTTGTTCGCCCAACTTTGCAAGCGAATAACCCGAAAGCAAATAACTACATCTAAACTCAATATTGCCCGTTGTTATCGCATAAATCGGTTTGCGCAAATCAATACTGAAAACCCGTTGCCACTCAAACCACTTGCGCAAAAACTGAAATTCGTATGAAAGGTTATGCACATACACAATAAGGCGTAATTTGTCATTCAGCCCTAAAACCTCGCTTACGGTCTGCATCATCGTGACAAACTCGCCCCACGTGCGCCCCATTATCGTATATCCGTTTATGCCAAACTGCCAAACGTACATTATTGCGGCTTTCTCTAATTTCGCCTTGCGCCCGTTCCCGTCCTGCATACGTTGCACTTGCTCGTATGTGTACGCCCGTCCGTCCGTATCACGGTAAAAACTTGTTGTTTCTATATCAAAGGCGCACGGCACGTTGTAAAACCGTTCGCCCTTGCTGTTTCCGATAATGTTCTTTTCATTTACGGCACGTTGCAAGACGCTTGCAATTTCGGTCGGGCTGTTTATTCTTTCTTGTAACTCAAAAGGTATTTTTTTCATAACCCAAACTTGTTAAAGTTGCGCAATATGCGTTCTATATCGTTTTGCATATCCTCCATTTGGTCGGCTACCTCATTTGCTTGCCGCTCTATCTCTGCATCAATCGCCCGTGAAATGCTTTGCGCTTCACTTTCTATTTGGGTGCTTATATCGCTTGCGCTTTGCTCCATTTCTCCCGTGAAATCCTTGTACCGCATCAAATACCGTTCCACGAAATCACTATCCGAAACGCTGTTTAACTTGCCTTGCAAGTTCCTTGCCATAAGGTTGTACTCATCGGGCGTTAAATCGTACATACGTTGCAGGTGTTGCCCGTACTGCCTTGCACCTTGCGCCGTACTGGTTGGCTGGCGTAAAAACGAAATCGCCTTGCCGTACTCAATTTTTAGGGTGTTCCAATCACCTTTCATTGAAAACTTGGTAAACCCCTTAATATCGCCTTTGTTTAACGCTTGCACGGCTGGCGAAAGTTGTCCGCTTTGCTCTATATTCTGAATACGGCGGTTTGCCATTTGGAAAACCCTTGCAATCTCTTTTCGATATTCGGGGCTGCTTTCCACGGCTTGCAATATCTCTTTTTTGATTTTCGCCCGTTGGGTTGCACCAAATACAGACTTTGTAAACTTAATCTTAAAACCTAACTTTGCCATACGCTGTTATATTAAATAGGGGTTACAAACATTGCAACCCCTACAAAGTTAAACATAACTTTTCAAACTCTTACAAGTCAACAAACGAAATAGAGTAACACTTCTTGCCGTGGCTCTCGTACTCGTAAATCGTGTACCCGACTTTGCCGTCTTTGATAGTTTGTACCGCCTCATCATCGGCAAGTATTTCACGCACCGTTTCGGCGGTGTGTCTTGGTAGGTTCACCAGCCGTTTGTTTTCCTCATCAATAATTACGGGGCTGTCGCCTAATTGCGACTTGTGTACGTAAAGCCCGTTAATTTTGTGTATCACATCTTTGCCGCCCTCATTTTCAGCGTTGAAAATATCGGCTAACTTGGTGTACTGAAAATCGGTTGTGTCAATACCGAAAGTTGTCTTGTTAAATTTACTTGCAAAACTTTTCATTGTAGTAATCTTTTAATTGTTAAACTTATTGTTAATTATTCGGCTGTCTGTCCTTGCGGTTCGCCGTCAAACGGCAAGTTCGGTTCGGGGTTTGCTTGCGGCTTCAAGTCCATAAGCCACGCACGAAAGCGGTTTATTTTCATAACCGCACGTTGGTTACGGCAAACTTCATTACACGCCATAAGGCTACCCAACGCCGACAAAGCGGCAAACGAAAATTCATCAAACGCATTTCTTTTTTCTTCCATTGTAGTAAACTTTTAATTGTTAAACATAGACTTCTTAAATTTCAACGTGCCGTTGTGTTTGACTACCGTTGTATCGGTTGTTACTATCGTAGCCTTGCCCCGTACCGTTGTGCCCTTTGAAACGGTGCAGCCCTGCAAGATTGCAGATAAAAACAACATCGCACCACATACGGCGAAAATCATAACACACATTGCAACTTCTTTAATTGCTTCTTTCGGTTGCTCTCTTAAATGTTGTAGTAACTCTTTCATATTTTCAAATCGTTTAATTGAACACTGCAAAGATACAACATTTTTCTAACATACAAGCATAAGCGCACAAATTATTTTCGTTTTAACTTTTCTTAACTCTTGGTGTTGTGTTCCACGTGAAACATTTTATTTCGTGCATCGGTGCGGCAGTGTTCCACGTGAAACAATTTCACGGGCGCACACGCATAACAAAACCGTGCCAAACTTGTGCAAAAGATGTTAAATGTGAGCCATAGCAAAAACCGTGCCAAAGTCTGTGGCGAAATGTTAAAAAAACGGTAAAGTGGCGACCCAGCAAAAACCGTGCCACAAAATGTTTGCAAATGTTAAAAATGCGTTGGGAAACGTTAAATAGGGGTCAGTAGCGT